ACATAAACTATCAGAGAAGTCCTGATGATGCCGAAGTTATGCCATTCTACTTTTGTATTAGTATCCCCAGTGGCGATGTAAATAGAGGAATTTTAATATTACAAAACCATGGAATTTATGGAATGAAAACTATATTGACTAAAGAACTGGAAAGCTATCTTAAAAACATAGACTCAAATTATAAGTTAATAGTTGGAACAATAACTCCAAGTGCTTATGTAGAAAGATATTTGAATGACGGAGTCCTTAAAAAATTAAGATTTATTAGATATAACATACCACATGATAGAGCACAGCAATTATCAATAAATAATGGAGTTAAACCATCGTATGAAGAGTATGTTATACATAAACCAATAGGTTTTATACAGAAAAAAGGAATGGAGATAAGAAAATGTATATCTGGTCAAGGACTTGTGAATCATATAGTTGAGATAGAGGATTTTGATTATGATAACATAAAATTAGAATTTAAGCTTGGGAGAAAAATGAAAACAATTAGTCTTAGTAATATTGACAAGTTAATTATAAGTGAAGATATAACAGATGAGATAGAAATAATAAATGGTATTCCCACTTATAGCAGTCTTAAACCAGTGATATTAGAGAATTCTACTACTTATTTAAGAGAGATGGGTCTAATTCAAGAAGGTGATTAATTGGAAACTATAATTAATATTTTAATAAATCCATACTATCTTTTATTTTTAGCTATAATCTTAGTTATTGTTACTAAGCTTATTTTTAAAGTTGATTATATTAATTGTTTTGAAATAATCGATAATCATATTAATAATTTTAGACACAATAATAAATTACTGATAGTACCTTTCTGTTTTCATTTTATTTTACCCTTAATTTTAGGTATTGCAACTAATAATATAAAAACAATAGATACAGATGTTGTAAATATTACTGTAGTTATATTTTCTATATTGACATCAATGTTATTTACGTTATTAGTATTAATATTGAATATGAAAGAGAAAGTAGATACAAGAAAAAAAGGAAGTGAAGTTGTTATATTAAAATCACTTATAAAAGAAACATATTATACTATAATGTTTGAAATATTAGTGGCTATACTAGTATTAATATTATGCTTTATAAGTTTATTTGCTAATAAAATAAGTTGTATAACTAGTGGGCTTACTTATTATTTAACTTTTTTATTTATTATAAACTTATTTATGGTAGTAAAAAGAATTCATAAAATAATAGAAGCAGAAATGAAAAAATAATCAATTTTTAGATTTTTATCAAGATGAGCCTAACAGGCTCTTTTTTAATACCCAAAACAAACAAAGCATATAGCGACGAGGTGGTGGTATGGCAAGGCAAAGGAGTCCAGATTCAATAAAAGCAGAAAAGGAATATATAAAGACTAATGGAGAAGTTAAGTTAAAAGACTTAGCTAAGAAATATAATGTTTCTCCAGGAACAGTTAGATCATGGAAGAATAGATATAATTGGGATGATAAAATAAGTAACGATAATAATGCAACGTTGCAGAAAGAGAAAAAGAATAATAAACGCAACGTTGCGAAAAAGAAAAAGGTTGAGAAACCGAAACACATAGAAGTGGCAGAAGGGCTGAAAGTTGAAAGTGATGAACTCACTGAAAAACAAAGGCTCTTCTGTCTTTATTATGTAAAAAGCTTTAATCAAACAATGTCAGCAATCAAAGCAGGATATGAGCCAAGCAGAGCACATGTAACAGGTTCAGAGTTAGTAAGAAATAGTAAGGTTATAGCAGAAATTAGAAGGTTAAAAGGTGCAATGACAAACGAGTTATTTATTGATGCAATGGATGTACTTAAAAAGTATATAGCCATAGCCTTTGCTGATATAACAGACTATGTAACGTTTGGAAGAAAAGAAATACAAGTCATGGGGGCATTTGGCCCTTTGGAAGATGACAAAGGAAATCCAGTTATGACAGAAGTAAACTATGTTGACTTCAAAGATAGCAATACGGTAGATGGAACAATCATAAAAGAAGCTAAACAAGGCAGAGATGGAGTATCTATTAAACTAGCCGACAAAATGAAAGCACTTGAAAAGCTGGAACAATACTTTGACCTAATCCCTGATAAATTCAAGCGAAAAATCCAAGAAGAAAAGCTTAAAATTCAGAAGGATAAGTTGGAGCTTGAGAAGTCTAAAGTCGACAAAGGTAAAAATGATGGTCCAATAGAAATAATGATAAAACGGAAGGGTGAGGACAATTGATAGAAAAAGAAGTCAACCCTCACTTTGAAGATTTTATATTTAATTGGCTATATAAGTTTTATTTCTTAGTTGGTGGCTATGGTTCAAGTAAAAGTTATCATGTGGCCTTAAAACTTATCTTAAAACTTTTAGAGGAAAAGAGAACTGCATTAGTAGTCAGAGAAGTATATGACACCATGAGAGATAGTTGTTTTACTTTGTTTGAAGAGATAATTATTGATTTAGAATTAGATAATAAGATTAAATTAAAAACTTCTCCAATGCAGATTAAATTTCCTAATGGGTCTAAGATAATATTTAAAGGAATGGATAAACCAGCTAAATTAAAGTCAATACATAACGTTAGTATAATATGGCTTGAAGAGTGTTCAGAGGTTAAATATGAAGGTTTTAAGGAACTCTTAGGTCGTTTAAGACATCCAACATTAAAGCTACACATGATTCTATCCACAAATCCAGTTGGTGAAGATAATTGGACTTATAAACATTTCTTTAAGGATGAAGAAAATGAAATAGATATCCTGGACGATCAAGACTTGTATAAAAAAAGAACAGTAATAATCGGAAATACATATTATCATCATTCTGTAGCTGATGATAATTTATTTTTGCCTGGAAGTTATATAGAACAATTAGAAGAACTCAAGACTTATGACCCTGACCTTTATAGAGTTGCTAGAAAAGGTCAGTTTGGAATTAATGGTGTAAAAGTATTGCCACAGTTTGAAGTTAAGCCACACTATGAAGTATTAGAAGCTGTAAATAAAATACCAAGTAGCATGAAAAGAGTTGGAATGGACTTTGGATTTGAAGAATCCTACAATGCAATAGTAAGGTTAGCAATAGACCATAAAAGGAAATGGTTATATATATATTGGGAGTACTATAAAAATAAAATGACTGATGATAGAACTGTTATTGAAATTCAAGAGTTTAAGAAGAGTAGAGAATTGATAAGAGCAGATTCAGCAGAACCTAAAACCATAAAGTATTATAAGCAAGAAGGATTTAGAATGATAGGAGCTAAAAAGTTCCAAGGCTCAAGACTTCAAAATACTAAAAAGGTTAAAAGGTTTAAAAAAATAATTTGCTCCGATAACTGCAAAAGTACAGTTAGAGAATTAAAGAATTTAACCTATAAAAAAGATAAGACAGGGAAAATAATAAATGATGAATTTAATATAGACCCTCATACTTTTTCAGCTATATGGTATGGATTAGATGGGTATGAAGTTGCAGACATTAAGAATAAAAAGGTTGTTAATAAACCAAAAGGCTTATAGGAGGTGAAAATATGCTAGTTAATACAACAGAGTTAAGAGTATTAGAAAAAGGTGATAAGTTCCCTTTGTACGAATCTGACTTTGATAGGTTAGATTCGTACAAAGATAACATGGATATATTCAACAATAATTTATATGAAGTAATAACAAGGAAAATAGAAGATTTACCTCACCTTTCCACAGAACGCAGGAGAGACTTTTTAAATTCTATTGAAGCTATATATATTCAAGCTAATATACCGAAGGAAATAGCGAAGCTAGTATCGGACCTTCTAGGTAGACGAGAACCAATACTAGATATAGAAGATAAGTCAAAACAAGAGAAGATAAATAATTTTACATCAGATAATGAAATGCATACTCAAATATTAGAAACAACATTAGACCAAGCAAACAAAGGAGATATAGCCTTTAAGGTATATAAAAGAGATGAGAAATTAAAGCTAGAAACTATTCAACCGGAATATTATTATACAGAGCATGAGGAAGGAAATAAAAGAAATCTTCTTAGGGAGTTTGTATCATGGACTTTTAAAAGAGATAAAAGGACCTATAGGTATGTTGAAACTTATCAATTGGTAAAAAATAAGCTTAATATACATTATCAAGT